CACCAGACCGCAGGCGCAGAGATATAGCTAACTACGAAAAGCAAGCAACAGATGCACTACAAGCTGCTGGCGTGTTCTTAGACGATGAGCAAATAGACTTTATATGGCTAGTGCGTAGGCCAATTGTCAAGGAAGGTATGTGTAAAGTTGTTATTGTGCCATACACCGAGGTACACCAAATGCTAGAAAAATACGAGGATTACATTTAATGGAACTAGGTCGAGTAATATATTATTTAGATATGTGGCGTGAGTACATGAAATCAGACAACAACAAGCTAGGCTACAAGTCTAAGTCCTCTGGCTTTCATACAGGCGGTGTACACTCGTTTGATGACATAGCTGACGAGGTTGATAGTCATTCTGTTAGGGTGGTAGACAAGGTGATAGATGACTTGCCAGCCTTTCAACGCAATGCTATCTATGTAATCTACCTAGGCCAAAAGACTATGATGGATATGAAGGTGCTAGACTGTCCCCACATATGGTTTAATGTGGGAGGAAAAGGAAGTGTAAGTTTAATCATTTGACCACCAGCATATCATGCTCAATAAAGTATTGCATAGTCATCCTATGAGCCAAATCCCACATATCTTTACGGTCTTGCTTGTTTAACGCCATGCCATTGTCTAGCTCAAAGTGACATCTAGCGCACATAGCAGCCACCATAGCATCGCTGGCCTTAATTCCTGTGCCTTTACCATCACGCAATTGGTTAGAGTGTGCTGCACATACTGTGCCATCCATAGCGCCACATGATTGACAAGGTATCTCACGGCAAAGCTCTAGCAGTTTCTTGTTTCTGTAATTAGGCACTGTATTCCCCACTTAAGCTTGATTGAAAGTTGCCCCTGTATTGCGAGCCATCTCTTTTAGGTATTACCCAATGGTCTGTGTCTAACTCTTTGTGTGACCGAATAACATCTGGACTGATACGACCTTCATATATAGCGTCTAACAAAGCTTGATGTATGCCAGGGTAGCTTTGATTAAAGTATTCACGCTGAATGTTGTCAGATTTCTTAATTTTAGCTGGCCATGGGTAATCTTCTTTGTCTGTTTTAAAATACATTTTTACCCGTGTCATCTCTTTGTTTACAATTACAGAGCTAATGTAACCTGTTTCCTCTAGGTGTTTGCAATACTCTGTAATGGTGTGTGGTGCTAAATTCATGCGTCTAGCAAGGTCTGACGCAAAAGATGGTGAATCATTAAGGTGTGAATACACTACAGCTCTGTTAAACGACCTTGTTTCATCTTTTAACTTATGAGCAGAAGCTAAATTGTTTTTGTTTGCCATGATTAATCCTGTAAATAAACACCACGCACAGCGCAGTATCGTTCAACTTCATTCATAAAGTTATTAAGTTCTTCTACGCTTAAATCAGCAGTAGACTTTAAAGCATATATTGTTCGGCCATCAGGTGCTGTAAATTCATTGTAACCCAGCCACTGGTCTTTAGCCATCACTTTCCACCATTGGTGCGGATGGTGTAACCCATCTTTACCTTTAAGCCCTTCAGCCATTAACTGAAACAACTTATGCAGCCTTGAATTTTGTGGCAATGACCGTCTTTGACTTTGACCGCATGACGGACAAATCTTCGGTTGGCTTTTCTGACACATATATTGAACCTTCTTTGTAGTTTTTGTCTTCGTAAGATGGCAGCCAATTCTTAGACTTGTAAATCTTGCCATCGTTAGTGGTTACTTTCCACTCTGCATCGCCAAAATGCTTGTAAAACTCTGTTTCACTAAACTTCATATATTTAAATTCCTGTAAGTTACGCCATCGGGCCATTGCTTATCAGTTGATTGCTCATAAAGTAATGTTACTTGATTCAATGTAAATAGCAACGGTTTTTTATCTTTAAAGCAAAACGCATAAACCAATGGGCATTTGATTGAGTCGTACCATTGAGCAAACTGTGGCATAAGCTCATATTCTTTCTGTTTAATGTTGCCAGTTCCCTTAACCATCACTAGCTTAGAACCGTCTTTGTTTTCTACATAATAGTCAGGCAAGTTTCTTATGCAAGCGTTTATGTTAAAAAAGCTAGGCACAGAGCCATTCTTTTCGTCAAAGCCTAATCGTTTTATAAAGTAACCTTTTGCATGGCAATACTCCTCAAAGATTATCTCACCAGCATTTGGCTGACTGTTTCTGTCAATGTAATTGTTATTGCCGTTCATTATGCTATGTTGAAAGTTATGCTAATGCGTTCATGGTCTGTCGTGTTTGGCTCTACCCTATGCTCCAGGTAAGCAGGAAATATAAGCATCCTACCTACTACTGGAGTAAACGATACAGACTGCACTTCTCTTGAAATGCCCATGCCTAACTTTTCTGCAATGTTTGGCGTAGTAAATTTGATGTCCCCATCTAGTCCTGTTGTTTGATAGTAATACACACCTGAAAGCTTCTCAGTGCCGTGATTATGGTCAAACTGGAAATTGCCTTTGTTAGAAAAGTTAAACCATGAATCATTAAACACAAAATTGTTGTAGTTTGGGGCTAACATATTAACCATTGCAATTATGTTAGTTTTAAGCGTAACTAAATTGTATGTATCAATATCCCTGTTTACCTTATCGTATTTAAAAGAAGAAGCTACCGTATCTCCCCAAGGGTTTGCTAAATTAAGCTTACGCACCTCAATTAACGCATCTGCTATCTCTTTTTGCATTTGCTCAAGTGCTGTACCAGCAAAGTCCATAGTAAGAATAGGCACTCCAAAATATGGATGTATGCTTAACATATTTTACTAGCTGCCAATTTTTCAGCGTTCTCTTTCATTTTAGCTAGTATGAGCAAATAATACAGCTCATCCATCTCATCTGCTGTCATACAGTTTTTCCAATGTATGTTGCCCGACTGTCTTTGAACTGCACTTCAATTTGACAATCTTGCCCTGCGTTTGCATGAAAAAGCTTCCATACGCCCCAGCCCATAGAAACAACCGCTATTAAGATTAAAGTGCTTATAATTACTACGGCTCTATCAGCACTACGGTCACAGTTACAACGACCTTGATTACAATTTTGGTTACACGGCATATCAATCTCCTAAAATTTTAATTGCCACACTTTTTCGTGTTGGCTTCCCTTGTATCGCATAGACGGTGCATCAAACCACAATGCAATCTCGCCCTCCCATTCACCATGACGCTGCTTATCACATATCAACAAACAATCAGGTGCATTTAACTCTTCTTCTTTCGCCTTACCACTACGAATTAACTTTTCTTTTTTCTTGTTACGCCAAACAGTCATTACATTGTCTACCTGGTTAGTAATGTCTGCTGAGCCAGCCACATCCATTTTATTAGGTGGGCTAAACTCGTCCTCACCCTTACGGCTGTGAGCAATCAAATGCACATGGACATTTAAATCCCTAGCTGCAGCGCAAAGCTTATCCAAGAACTCCTTTTGAGCGTTCATGTCATCAGACCTTACACCGCACTTCATTAAGCTGTCAATCACAAAATGCTGCACACCTAGCGTTTCAGCAACATAATACAAAACAGCAATTACACGCTCACCGTTTACAGTCCCTTGCTGGTCATACATATACAGCCTGTTATCTAGGAATGTAAAGTATTCACCGATAAACTTCTCTGTCGGTTTCTCTGTCCCTGTGGCCTGTCTAGTCATGCGCTGTAGGGTTGAGTATGGGTGCATCTCAAACGAAGCCACACATACCTTAAAATCCTGTTGCACGATAGAGTTAATCACTTGGCCCACTAGCTGACTCTTACCATGGCCGTTAATACCTGACCACAGACTTACCTCACCTAAACGCAACCTAAACTGGTCAAAGGTCTTTTCCCAAGGCAGCTTAACGCCTTGCATCTGCTCGTCTTTGTAAAAGTAGTCTATAACCTCTGACTGATACTGGCTTGCTGACTTAACATTAGCCTTGTCTTCTTCCCTGGCTTTCATAAAGCCTTCAAAGTCAACCTTAGGCAACATCATGCTTGCTCGTTTGCGTCTAGCCTCGTCTAAAGCTGTAGCGCCTCTCTCTAGGTTACTCATAATCTACCGCCTCTCTAATTCTTTCGTAAGCTAACTGTAAACGCTGTAAGTCAGTTTCGTCAAGCTCTTTATTTTTCTTAAGCTCAAACGCAGCTAGCAGAACGATTTGCGACTCAAACTTGATGGCCTCTAAAATGTCAGTTGCATAAAATTTCTTTTTAACCGGCGCTTTATGATGCACCTGCTCTGGAAACAGATCGCCAATGTCAACTCCAACAGCTCCGACAACATCAACAGCACTGCACCCGGCAAAGCAATGCAATAGTATGTGACCGTCAGCTTCTTCTTTAATAGACAGGCTAGGGCTTCTATCATCATGTGCCGGGCAACAAGCAAGCCATGAGTTACGGCCGGTAGACTTTACCTTGTTCAAACGGCCCAATAGATTGTTAATCATATGGCCCCCTCAAATACATCACCAGGATTAGGC